TTTTTGGCACGATCTTAAGTTCTTTCTTTATAGCTAAAAAGTTTCTAGCCATAAAGTTTCTATCTCTAGATACTTTTTCCATAGCTCTAGCGTATGGATCTAGTAGGTTTTCCTTGTACCAAGCCATTTGAGCGTCTCCAATCTTGCCTTTACCTAAAGTCTTATATAGTAACCCAACAAAGTCCTCAGCTGACGGAGCGATAAAGAAGTTAAACTTACCTTTACTTGATCCAACTACTTGAGCTTTAACTCTTTTGTAATCTTTATAAGACTCTATACCTGTTTTATTTTCTATAATATCGTTAAACTCTTTGTCTAAGTTTATAGATTTGCTAAGCTTAACACCGTATCTTGATTGATCAAAGTTCTTCAATCTACCTTGATCGTTTAGACTTCGTAACTCGTCTACAATCTTTTTTGTTTTGTATCTTTCTATGTTTGATAACTTATTGCCTTTAAAATTTAACAAAGCATCCAAGTATTTAGGTATAGAATTAATGTATGCTTCAGAAAGCGCTTCTTTTAGTTTAACTATATCACCATCTTTAGCATATTGCACATAAGACTCGTGTATTGAAAAAGCTTCCATTTCGTGCTCTAATATAAGTTTATCAGAAGCAATACCCTCAATGTAGAAACCTGCTTTAGAAGACTTTCTCAAAGCACCTCTTTGATCAGACGAAAGCACAGCTAGCATAGCTATGACCCCATCTATATCATTGTTACTTCTAGCTTGATCTATTTGTTTTACAATATACTCTCTAGAAGTTTCTGCTTCGTTATTTATTAAATTTTCACTATTAGCAAAATCGTTTTTAATGTCGTATATGCTAGATAAACCGGCTACTACTTTGCCGTTGTAAGTGATATAAGATCTATTTTTTCTAGTAAAAGTTTTAAAACCTTTTAAGTCTTTGTCTGCGTCTTTTAATGGTTTAATTATTTTATTAAAAATCTCTTTATTAGTTGTTATACCGTCAATCTTAGATGTTCTTATAGATCTACTACCAAAAACTAAAAACTCTTTAATAACTTTAATTTTTTCTTCTAAAGTTTTAGACTTACTAACGTCTTCTTTTAGTTTGTTTTTTATATACCCGTAACCTATTATTTCTCTTTGATATTTGAAAAATGTTCTTATGGATTTAGCAGCGCTATAAACTAAAGATCTATTGTTTTGGTTTTCAGTAAAGCTATCTTGAACAGCAACAACCAACTTAGCTTGAAGCTCTCTAGACTGCCTAGTGCTTAATATTCTTTCAGATTCTTCAAACATTGATTCTAAAACTTGACCCATGTTTTTAGACTCTTCAACTCTTTTAGATATCGCGTTGTTAAGCTCAGTCATCAATGTGTCGCTTGCCTTAGAACCGACCAAAACATTGCTAATGTTGTTAATTATAGAAGTTTTAGCTTTTTCAGACACTTTGCTACTTAAGAAATCTTTGCTTGTAGCATTTTCTATTTTTTTAGAAAACATTAAATTACTTTTACCGGCAGCAACATCTTGTTTTTGCTCAAGAGTTAAATTGCTAGGCACAGTTCTAACAAGCTCGTTAGAGATATTTCTTTCTACTATGTTTAATAAACCTTGCATAGCTACAGCTTCAGGTGTTCTAGGGTTTATTTGGAATTTTTTACCATCTGCTCTTTTAAATCTACCTATAGCATCTAGTATATCTTGATTTTTCAAGTTTGGCTTTAAAGTATAAGGAGATAAACCTTCTTTCTTAGTAATTCTAGGATTTTTATTATACAGTTTTTTAAGAACTTTATTAGGAAGATTGGTTGCTGTGTTCATTAGATCTTCATTTGCAGCTTCTGTTACAGCTCCTTTTGGTAATGTTTTTCTAATATAGTCAACGTTATTTTCAATAAACATAGCCGCGCTAGTAGCTTGTCCTTTAGACAAGTTCTTGCTAGTGTCTAATATTTTTTCAGCAGGAACACCTGTAATTTCAGATAAAACTTCAGCTCCAAATTCTTTAACATTTTTGTAACTTAAGTCTTTAGGATCTATATTCTGTACAGCTGCTTCAACTTCCTTGAAAACTTTATCATACTGCTCTTTTGATAGTATTTTAGTTGCTTTAATTAATCTAGTCTCAGAACTCGCTTGCGCAGCATCTAAATCGATTTGATCTTCAATACTCATTGAATTATCAGCTATCTCTGAGATAGAACCTACAGTCCCTGCTTCGGCATCTATTCTTTTAGTTCCTTTCTTAGGTTTAAGTTTATTTGTTACGTCACCAATCCTGTAATTAACCAATTCACTCATTAGAAAACCACCAAAGTCTTTGTTTACTTCTGGATTAAACCTAAGTATAGTACTTTCAAGAAGTTTTTGTTTTATGTCTTCTATAACCGTGTCTATATCTACATCATATACTTTACCATTTTCTACTATTATATTGTTTTTTCGAAATTGATTCTTTATAGTTTTGTCTAAATAATCTGTGGCTATTAACTTCTGGTATACATCTCCAACTATTCTTCTATCGTATTGTTTTTTAGTAGTTCCTTCTGGAACCAAAGCAGATATTTCTTTTCCTTTTTTCTTTATTGACTCTTTAATTTTAAGGTCTTCATCAGCTTTACTAAAAGATGTGCTTGATTCTTTTGAAACGGTTTTAGAAGCGGTTGTCACACCTTCAGCAACTAAACTACCTTTAACTCCTTTAGAAGCTTTTATTTGTGCTTTAGTAAGCTTTCCTTTTGATACACTTTTATTGTAATCTTTAACAAAATTGTATACGTCTTTACCATTGTTAAACTTAACGCTGACACCTACAGATTGCAATGCTCTACGGATAACATCACCTATTTTAGTAAAAACATTTTCGTTGAACTTGATGTCTCCAGTAGCTAAAGCGTCAGAGAATAAAGTTATAACTTCTTCTGCTTTTACATTGTTTGGATCTTGCTTGTATTGATCTAGCCTTTTAGCGAAATTACTATCTTTTACTTGATCAGCATCTACTTTATCTAAATAGCTTTTTAAAGAGTTACCTAAAGACACTTGTGTAGTAGGACTATCTTTTACTGTCTGAAAGAGTAATGCATGTAGAAATTCGTGGGCAGCAACGTTTACAGCTTGTTCTTTAGCAGCTACGTCTTTGTTTATTATTATAGTTTGCTCACCTGTTTCTTTGTTTTGAAATATAAAACCTTGCTGTTCAGAAGCTTTCTTGTCTATATCTAAGTTATTTTCTTTTATATAGTCGTCTATAGCTTTTGCATTATCTAATGACTTAACATTTACACCTTTAATGTCACCAGCTAGTTTTTCTATAGATTTTGTTGTTTTTTCAAGCGTATTATCTGCAGCCACTTTCTGCAGCTCGGTATTAATCTTTTTTATTTCTTCTTTTTGGTTTGTAACTAATTCAGGCTCTTTCCCTTCTATGTCTTTTTCTAGTTGTTTTTTCTTAATTATAAGATCTATAGCTTTACTTTTAGAATCGCTGCTAAAATCTTTAGGCACAGATAAACCAGCGTTTCGAACCTCTATGATAGCGTCTCTTTTTTCTAGTAAATCTTTTTTAACATTAGCTTTAGTTTCTTTTTTAGCTTGATCTTCTATTTCTTTTATTTTAAAATTAAACATAGCTTCAGAGCTATTAGAGTTTAATTTCCCTGCTATAATCTTGCTAAAAGCTTTTGCTTCGGATATAGATTGATTTCCTATATTACCACCTATACCTGTAGTGAAAGAGGATATGAAACCAGTAGCACCGGCATCAAAAAGTTGCTTAGCGTCTAATTCTCCACCGGAAGCAGCTGCTGTTATTATTTCTTGACCTGTCTCTGTTATAGCTTCTATGCTAGAGTTCTGGGCGTTTGCTACAAGCTTGTTTGTTGCGTCTTTTAAAAAGTTCTTGTAACCACTTCTTAGTAAGGATTTATTGAGTCCTGTAATAAAAGGTTTCAATGTTTTACCAGCACCAAATCGTTCCATTTGACCTGCAGCAAATCCTCCAGCGACACTTTTAGCCTCTAAAGAATCCATAAACTTTTTGTCTTTAAATATTTCTTTTTTCATATCTAAAGTAACTCTATCTTCTTCAGACAAGTCAAACCTTTTTCTAGCTTCGACATCTATACCTTGAGTATATATATCACCACCCATCTGTAAGGCACCAGAAGCACCTAATGTAATATACGCTAAAGCCATTTGAGAAAGTTGTTCAGCTGTTAGAAGTATAGAATTAGCTATAATATCTTCACCTTTAAATATCTTGTCTAATTCACCTTTATCGTAGTTAGAAAGTATGAATTGCTCATTCTGAATATCTGCAAAAGCTTTTAATGCTTTTTCGTCTTGTTCTTTTTCGTATTGTTTAAATTTAAGCTTAAAATCACCCCAAGTTATAGGTTTAGCACCTCCAGGTTTTGGTTGCTCTACTAACTCATTAACGTCTCTATAAGAAACACCGTCCTTTGATTTTAAAGCTCCTGTAAACCTAGGCTTAAACCTATAAGAACCTTTTTCGTTTGTTTTGTCTTCTATAAAATAACCTTCAGTGTTATCGCTCCAATTATACTTTTTAGCACGAGTTTCGTTTTCTTCAAAAGAAACAACTTTGTCTATAACCTGTTTGTAACTAGCGTTATTAGCCCACTCTTTAAGGCCTTCGTTAACACCTCTAAGACCAGTGACAGCAACTGCCATAGACTTAACAACTGTTGGAGCTCCAAAGCCTATTTTCTTTGCCGTTTGACCCATTTGATACAATGTAGGCATATCTTTTGACTGCACGAAGCTTTTTAAAGGATCAGCAGCTTTATCGTCTACGGATTCTTCAAAAGCCGCTGTTAAAGCTTTAAAGTCAGTATTGTTTGATATTTTGGTTTTCATTAACTCATTATAGAAAGAATTAACATCTTTATTGAAAGAGTCAAGGTTTTCTTGAGTTACGCTGCTCGGGTCGTTTAGCTTGTATTTAACCATAGCTTCTTGCACATAAGTGTCAACAGCTGGTTTTATAGCTTTTTTTATACTAGGTATAATTTTATTCTGTATAGTGCTATTGCTAGAGGTGAAATCTAAAAGAGCGTCTTTTCTAAATTTTTCAATAGCTTTTTTATCATCAAAATTAATGGTTCCTAATTCTGTTTTAGGAAGTTGAGCTGATCTATTATTTAATATAGACTTTGTTTCATCTTGAATTTCTTGCTTATACTTAGCTGTTTTAAGATCTAGCTTAGCTCCTGGTGAAATACCATCAGCGGCATCTAAAAAGCTTTCAAACTCATCAGGTGTTATATCTTTCTGAGGCTCAACACCTTGATTTGCTAAAAAGTTCTTGAACTTATCACTTGACGATGCCAATAAACCATCTCCCGATTCTAAACCCGTATCTACTGCTTGATTCCCCGCTGTTACAGGTGCAGTTTCCGTTGCAACAGCTTCTGTCTTTACTAGCTCAACACCAACTAAGTCTTGGAATTTATACTCGTCACCTTCGTAACCATCTTTAGAAAAAAGATCATAAGAGTGTTTTAAAGCTTCTTTGTTTGTTTTTATTAACTCTTTATAATCTTTTATACTTCCTTCATAGCCATCTTTAGAAAATAACTCAAATGAATGTAGTAATGCTTCTTCGTTCATGTCTTATTCTTGTTTTTAGTTGAATCTAGCTGCGCTATTTACACTACTCTTTGTAAAATATTCAGGGTTTGTAAAATCGTTACTTAAAGGTCCTGTTCCTTGCACATTTTCTTTTTCTTTTTTGTAAAAAGTTTCAATGAACGTGTCAACATCAGAGCTTTTATATCCTTTAGCTTTTAATATCAACTTTAAAACGTCTTTATCAGAAGCGTCTGGTGTAATAGTTAAAAAGCCCTTACCGCCTTTGATAGGTAAATTATAACTTTTTTTGCCACTAGCTGTTTCAACATCGTCTTGATTCACTGCTACTCCTATTTTTTGAGCTAAAGAAGTTATGTTAGTTCTGTTTATATCGCCTATTGCAGAGCTAGTTAACACAGATAGGTCTTTTTCTATGTCTTTATATACTTTCGCTTCCTTTTTTTCAGAAGGAGTAGGTTTACTCTCTTTAGGTAAAGCTACGTTTCTAGTGCTAATTACTTGATCTTGAGCAAAGTTATCTAACCAATAATCAGTGTAGCCCTTTAGTAAAGCTTTCTTTTCTTTCTCTCCTTTTATATTTTCAATTGTATAACCTTTTGTGTCAGGTTCAATAATGTTATTCATAAAAGCTACTTTTTCAGTTTCACTCATTGCTGCAATCTCACTTTCAATAACAGCTTTTCCAGCACTTGCTAAATAGTCTCTTTTTAAAGGCTTGTAAGTCTCTATCCTAATTACATTACCGTCTTTTTTAATTTCTCTAGTTGTTTCTTCACCAAAAGCGGACTTTATATATGTTTTTTTACCTTCTGAATCTATGCTTTGTATATGAGTGTTCTTGAGATTCTCCATAGCTTCTGTAGCGTTAGGTATAATCTGAACACCTTGCGTTTTACCACTTAAGTAATCTGCTAGCTGCTCTTCTGTAAGTGTTGTTTTTTTACTACCTTCTGGAGTTACGTCTATATATGCTTTATATTTTCCATTTTCAAACTCAACCCTTGTAGATCTATTACCTTTAGCTTTGTTCATTAAAACTCTCATTACCTCAGGCATGTTACTGTCTTGAGAAGGATCTAGTCCACCCATTCTTCCAGATCTCTTTTCTGTCTCTGTCATTAACAGATCAGTTGCACTAATGCTCTCTAGCATATTACCTATTCTTTTAGGCATAGTTAAAATATCAGATGCTTGTGATCTAAGAGCAGCTATTTCCTTAGGATCAGTTACTGCTCCTGAGTTTATTCTAGTCATTATATCGCTATAAGAGTCAACCAAAGGAGCCATAGAGTCACCTATTTTTAAATCAGGGTTGTCAATCTCATAGTTCTTTATACCCAGAGCAACCTGTTCTTCTAGTTTCTCGTACTCTTTTAACTCCTTAGCTCTTTTATCTGCTAATTTTTTTTGCTGTATTCCTAACTCTTTCTGTGTCTGTAATTCTTGTTGAACAACACCTCCAAAAGTACCAGCAATAGTTCTCTGTAGATTAGCAATCCCTTGAGCGGACTGAGTATCTACGTTTTGTTGTGGGTTTCTATAACTCATTTTTTTGTTTTTCTTTTTTAAACGATTAAATCTGTGTCGTAAGATGATACTGATTGTACGTCTGCAGTTTTACCACTTACCGGTGTTGCTACTTTCCCTTTCCGAAAGCACCTGCTTTATACATTCCTCCAACAGTTGAAGCTATTCCACCAACAGCGCCTGCGATAGCATTACTTCTATCAGCGCCTGCTTGCATTTCTCTAGCTTCTGAACCTGCTATTTGAGCAGATAACCTATCCATTTGCATTAGATCTCTGCTCTCTTGTTCTCTGTACATAAACTCAGCACCTTTAGCTTCCGCGCCTTGAATTCTTTGCTTTTCAGCCATAATAAGCTGCTGTTGCTGTTGCTGTCCTTGAGCTCTAGCTCTTTCATTACTAGCTTCTTGTTGCTCTATGTTAGCAGAAATACCTTTTTTAGATTGTAAAGCAGCTTGAGCTAAAGCAGTTGCACCACCAGCGCTTGCTCCTGTAGCAGCTATAGTGTCTAACGTATTAGCTAAAGCGATATCAGCTTCTTCAGCTTGCATTTCTGCAGCTTGAGTCGCTACGCCTAGATTTTCAAAAGGGTTTTGAATAGTAGAAGATAAATCCTCCATACTTTCATATGGATTTATAATAGCTTGCCTATTGTCTTCTAGGTTCTGTAACTTCGTCTGTGCAGCTCTTTTTTGTCTCGCTGCGGCTGCTTGTCTTTTTTTAGCAGCCGAAGCACCGAAAAGACCTGTTAAAGCTTGTATACCTCCTGTTATGAGGCCTGCTGTCATTAATGGCATAGTTTTATGTTTTTATATTTTAATAAGATGATTCTATATAGTTAGATGAAACTGCAAAAAGCTCTTTTGGACCTCCTGGATCTGTAGTTGAATCTGTTGAAACCACCACATTAGCAAAAAAGCCTTTTACGCCAGACATACTTGGTCCCCAAGAAACCTCGCCAGCAGTGGGTTCAGAATTGTTTATTAAATTAGCATGATACTTGTTTTCTTTTCTATCAAAACCAACTCTATATACTGTATTGTTTTCAGTATAAGATCCTTCGTTATAACTTTTAACTAAAGTAGTGCTGTCAAAAGAGTTTGACCATCCGCTGTTGACCATATCTAGGCCAGTTTCATCTGAAATAAAGCTATTAACCTGCCAACCATTACTACCTTCGTAGCTTATTGTTTTAAAAACCTTAGACAAGCTAACTCTATTATTAAATACAAAGTGAACTAATGAAGGCGTTGTTACTCCATAAAAGCTACCTCTATCTACATCAGCAGAGTAGTGCTGCCACAACCCGTTGTCTTTTACTGTGTAGAAGTTATTTTTTATACTAAACATTTGATCAGGCTTGTACGTGAAGAAACTAGTCCAACCTTTTACACTTTCGTCAAAAGACAATGTTTTATAACTATCATCATCTGAAAGAACACTTCGTTGAGACGATACAACATATTGTTTGTTGTGTATATCCCATCCTCCTTTTAATTGTCCAACTGTACCTGTTTGATCTATATCGTTAAATTCATCTCTAAAATAGTCATACATCCCGTAATTAGATATTTCTGTTAAACCATCCATAGATAATCTAAGAACCGCGTTTCTATCTTTATCGGTAAAATACTTTCTATATCCATAAACTGCAAAGCTGCCTGGGTCTCTACTGATACCAAAATTTCCTCCATAAGGCTGTATTGTGCCTATGGTTGTGTTTACGTTAGATATACTACTACTTCCTTCAGCTGTGTATATAGCATCTTTATCAATCAAAGCTCTAGACACTTTAGATTCTTGAAATATAATTAGATTAGTATCTTCAGCGTATAGCTTTTGTATACTTCCGTTAGCTGGATCAGCTGACTTAGTAATGTTATCACCGACAGAAAAAACATTAGTATCATTTATACCTGTCCTAGAGTTGAATATACCTGAGTATATTAAAGAATTACTTCTTATAACAGCATTTGCTTCTTCTTCGACTAAGTAGGCTCTAACACCATAATCTACATTTGTATTGTTATAACCACCTCTTATTCTTGCTTCTTCTACGGCCCAGTCGCTTCCGTTGTCAATGTTTCCTTCGCTGATAACAGGATAACCACCAATATCTGCAGGTATACCAGTTGACCCATTCCAAGAAGGTATATAATCATCAGAAAGACCAAGGTCTGCATCAACTTTTTTTAGCAAAAAGCTGTTAAAGTATTTTACTTCTATTATTGCTCCCATATAATTATCACTTATTTTTTTTGCTTATTACTACTACCTTATCTTACGACTATAGTATAATCACCGAGATTTGGAATGGCTGATTCCGTGTTATTGTACGAGCCCTGGTTTGATGTACCTGCTATACTTTGATTGTATAAGGAAATAACAGCGGCCTTTGTACTAGCAAAAAACCAATCAGCATTTTGATCTACAACCGTAGAAGCTCCTGTTTTATTTAACCTAACATCATTAAGCGTGTTGCCGCCACTTAGATCACTAAAGTATCCTGTGTAAATGTAAAACCCATTACCACTAGATGATGCCGGTGTGTTTAAAAATTCAACCTTATATAAACTAGCTTCAGCAATTATATCAACATCAAATTGACCTGGATTAGTAGGTGACCATACAGTATATATATCCTTACATTCAGCCACTACTAAAGGAGCAATAGTGTTAACATTCCTTATAATGCTATCACTTAAACCAGCGCCACCAGCGTCTGTAACTTTTAGTTTCATAGAAAAATCTTCACCAGGAAGGTAAGTACCTGTCTGTGGTGCTCTAATTATATTAGTTTCAAGTGCACCGCCTTGCCCAGTGGTTTCATTTATAGTAAAGTAAGGTTGTAAAACTGGTGATATAGGTGATAACTCCCATTGTAGTTCTAAGTATTTATTTGGGTTAGAATCCGCTGCTCCATTAACAGCTATATGACTTCCAAAAGAAGTAGCTGAAACAAAGTAGTCGTTAGTAGATATGTCTCCTTGCCCGTTGTCTATGAGTGGCGCTACGTTTGATAAAGCTGCTAGTTTGTTAAAAACACTAGGAGCTGGCAGCGGAAGAGCTGGATCTGGATTAAGCTGCAGAGTAAACGTAAAAACAAAGTTTCTTGTGTTAGTAGCTGATCCGTAGTACATGTTAGCTATAAAATACGAAGTAACATCTATGTTGTAAAAACCAGGGCTACCAGGATCTTTATCTATTAGAGTAAAATAACTACTTACGTCTAAACCGTTGTTATTCGTTACAGACATACTTAAGCTTTGTATTATAGTTGGATCTATATTAACTCCAAAAGAATCTACAGGTGTAATATCATTTTCAAGTATTTCACCACCTTCTACAATGCTTTCAGTGAAAAGACTTGTATTAAAGCTAGAAAAACCACTAGCGGCTCCAGAGTCTTCTAATACTAAGGCGTTTAGCCCAGATATAAGACCAGAAGTTGAAGTTTCCCAAAAAATATCTAATCTAGATTCTACCGGTTTTGTTTCAAAAATAGCTAATGCTGTTATATTTTTGTATTCTGAAGTTGTTGGTATTACTAAGTTACTAGCCCCAAACTGCTTGTCAATATCTTGAGAAGTAGTTATTTGAGCTATAAGAGGATTAGAATCTGACTTATAGAAACTAGAAAAAGCATTTGATATATCAGTAATAGGTATTGGATTAGTACCTGCTCCAACAAATTCTTGAACTTGAAAAATATCAAAAAGAGTTTCTATAGAAGATGTTGTGAAAGAAGTTTTATAAGGATAAAACTGCTTGTTAACATTTTTAGGATCTGATGTACCAGTGTCTATCATTTGATTTTCAACCCTACCGTACAATATAACGGAACTTCTAAAAGACTTATCTTGAGGTCCAATCTCTGATAAGTCTCTTGGTATTTTATTTATATTATCATTCGTCAATGTTACAAATGAAGTATTTTTCTGTAAAACTCCAGTTCCATCGTAATTATAAGGTAGACCTAAAGTAGCGCCTGCTGTGTAAACATTATAATACTCTTGCTCGGTTTGTTTTACAACTATTTTATAAGAGTACCATCCTAAAGGGTTATAATCAGCGCTAGTTATTTCTCCATTGTAAAGACCTGGTTCATTAAACACTGGGTTAGCCCCTTGCGTAGCGATACCTTCGTTAAATAGCATTTTCAAAGAGTTACCCACCCATTTCCAAGGATTAATAAGGCTATAAGGTGAGTATATAGTTGAACCCACATACGTTTCACTACCCACTGTTATAGGTGTTTTAGAATTAGACAGTATGACTGTTGATTGTCTTCCGAACTTATCCGCTAATACTACACCGACTTGATAGTTTCTATTAGACTTCAAAGAGCTACTAGGATATTCTACAATACTAGTCGTATTAGAGTCGCTTGAGACTGGGTTAAACACCAAGTTGTCGTTTGCTAGCAATGTAACAGCCTCGTTAACAGTTATACTGTTTACTGGTACTCCAGAAGTTTCTAAGACTGTTAACTTTAGAGAAGGATAAGCCTGTGGCGAGGTAACTATTGATCCAACACCAACAAAGCCACTATCTAAAGCTATTGGTATAATCGTGCTGGCAACGACATTAGAGGCAACAGTTCCTTCTCCATCTTTAAGGTTAAAATCAGATTTAGAATTAGCAGATACATTGTAGTTTAAAGAACTAGGCGGAGTGTGCTTGTCTTGAAAATTAGAATAAACAACTCTATTACTTATTATTTCCTGACCAAGAGCTTTAACTGGAACTTTATCATAAACCCTAGTTATTTCTTTACTAGGTAGTGTTTTATATGGTTTCTGTGATTGATACACATATTCGTAAACTTTTGAGTTAAGATCAGATAGATCAGAAACTTTAATAGTTTCAACCACCTGGATAGCTAAACCATCAGATTCTTTATACAGTATATCTATTTCGTCTATGTGAAAATCACTACTTAATGAACTAGCTATAGAAGGTAGAGGTATCTGTAAACTTATTTCATCTACTTTGTTTTCCATAAAGTCAACAATAGTAGAACCGTAAGCTTGATTCATATCACCGTCGTACGTGTTTACAGTACCTTCAGTTGTAACATTATCTGTCATAAAATAACCATCTTGCTTGGGTATAAAACAAATCTGCGTGAATGGAGCTATCAAAGAGTACTCGCCGTCACTAAACTTAAACCTGTAGCTAAATCTAATGAATTTGTCTTTATTCAAGTCAGAATCACCAGGATAATTGTTTGAGTAATAAGGGTTGGAATTAAATATTAATTCTGTGTTACTATCTATGTCTACATTACCGCTTAAAGTTAATACATCACCAGTGGTGTTAAACTGGTCAACAGTTATAGTTTGATTAACACCATTAAGTAGCAAAGGTACTATTTCCCCAACTGAGTTAACACGTTCTACTTTCATTCCTGTTACAGGGATTTTTGGGTAGTAAGGTATTGATATTTGATCAATACTTAGAGTGTTGCTATTTACAATAGCAGTTGAACCTGAATCGCAGGATCCACCGTTTGGTAAAAATTTGTCATCAACATTTTTCATTGTTGACTCATACTGTAAAGACCCATCAGCGTTTGCGCCAGCTAAAGTACTTTGCTTAAATAAGTTTATAACCTCGTAAGGGTAATATTTTGCAACTGATATTTGATCTTCGGTTGTGTAATAATTTGTTATAGTAGCGGCGTTTTCAACGTTTATTTTTCTAGGTTGATTTCTATTATCTGTCCAAAAAAGTAGTTTTTCTAATAGATTTACACCATATATAGGGTTTAATTTAGAGAAATTTAAAAACGCTCCAGAAACTAATAACACTGGCGAATCGTTGTTTTGAGTATTGTATTTATATATAAAATGATTAGAACCAACTCCTTGCTCATTGTATATTTCTGTAATGTTGTCTGTTAAAAAAACATATACATCACTTTTAGATTGATCTGTGAAAAATCCAATACAAGATAGACCGGTGACACCTTCGCTGAAAGTAGCTACTAAAGAATTACCTAGCACGTTCTCTAAAGAGCCAACGTCTGATCCTTCTGATTTACTAACCTGCGCGTTTATAGCGTTTCTATATTCTCCAGACGGTAATAATCTACTGTCAAGATCTTTATTCATTTTAGATTTTATGAACGCGTTTTTAACTTCTGCCATTTATTTTAGTGTTTTAACCATTTAGACTTACCTCTCATAACTTGAACAAATTCGTTCAACTTGATATTAGATAGTCTTAATTTAGCGTTTCTAAGCTTAGCGCTTTTTTCTCTTTTCAACCTATTGACAACATACTCTGGCTGATTAATTCTAGACGCTATAATAGCGTGGCTTATATAAGCGTACATTGCTTCTTCAGCTAGTTTAGGGACTCTAGTGTCCATTCCTGTAGAAAGACCATCAGAAATATACTCTAATATGATTATACGATCAATTAGATCAGAAGAAAAAGAAAACTTACCTTCTCTATCATTTATAGTAAAATATCCGTTTATATTAGCTTTTTGAGGATCTAAGCCGTAAAGCTGGCCAACTCCATAAGATTGCTCACCGTATAATAAGTCCCAACTAAAGTCACTATTATCTATTGTATCTCTTCTATTTTTTAAACCATTATTACTCCATCTATCTTCTGTTATAGATGTTCCGTCTACGTTATCACCAAAGTTGTCTTGCATAGGTTGACCGTTGTCAGACTGCAAAGGCATAGAACCTGGGTTTGTTGTCATTGAAGTCGGAGTCATTACGTGCTTAACTCCTTGGTCATCAATCCAATGCATACTAACATAGTTCACGTAGTCTTGAGGCATAGCTAAACTAAGGCTATGAGGTATTGTAAGTTCTTGAGAGTTTACACTTCGTAATGTATCATAACTAAACTCTTGCATTGCTCTTTTCGCGTGAAAGATAATATCTGTACGTTTAGCGCTTGGAATTAATTTACCGGCACCAACATAAGCAACTATAAAGTTATTTATAATATCATTTAGTTTTGTGTAAGCATATGAGCCATAATTTTTTTCAACAGTTTCTCCAACAGCTTTTTCAGCATACGTGTTACCGTAATTACCTCCATCCAGTCTCTTTAGTTGAGCTACTATGTAAAGGTTGTTAACTGGAGCATCTGTATACGTTATAGTATTTCCAGAAACAGTATAACCAGTAGTAACTTCACTCCAGCTACCTGGAAGACCATTAGAGCTACTGTATAGTTTAAAGTTGTTTTTTGTATAGTTTATATCAGAACTTGAGGCAGCGTACCACTCTAGGTCAGTATTGAAAGTTGTAGTAAAAGAAACTTTAACACCGTCACCTTTAAAACCTTCAGCACCTTCGTAGTATTGTCTATTGTTTTCAGTTATTAATGACATCTATTAGCTTTTTTTATTATTTTCGTTTTGTTGTATTTCAGAAGCAGCAACTTGTATAACTTGTGGGTCTCTAATAATAACTCCAGAGTAAAATAAAATTCTAGTTATAACATTAACTTGCTCACCGGTGTTTAGCTCAATGTTTTGAGATAGTTTACCGCTAGAGGGCACTGTTGTTGTAGAGTTACTGTATAAGTATTGACCAACTGAACCCAAGTTATAACCCCAAACTACATTTTTTGGTTTTCTTAGGAAACTAATACTAACTTCTGATTGTATAGAAGAGGGGTTAACTGTTAGCTTACCGCCTTCGTATAGATATGTAGGAAAGTCTTTTGTCGACGCTGTTAAAGGAGATTGCTGTATGTTGTAGAATTCGTTACGAGCTAACCTTTGTACTTCTGTTGGAAAACCTGTCAAAGGCGTGTAGAGTACTGTACCCAAGCTATGAAAAGCTACTTGAGAACCAGTAGGTTCTGAGCCATTATAAATAACTGTACCACCTCCAGCTTCTATTACAGGAAAATTAAACTTACTACCGCTGTAAACACACGCACCAGAAGTTTTAAAAGGTGATAATTTTTCATCGATACTCATTTGTCTATCTGAGTAATCGTAATCTGATTGTGGCACTCGTAGTTGCTGGTTTAAATCATCGAAGTACTGCTCAAAAATATCTAATTGTACTTGAGTAGCTACTCTATTAAATTCATCAGGCGTCATATAACCCCTCTGCTCTTTGTTAAGTATTAACAGAACTGTCTTGTATACTGTATCTACGTTTATTGCCATTATTTTTTATATTTGTTATAATACAAAGGAGACCACCGAAGTGATCTCCATTATATTAGTATTACATGCTATTTAAGTTTTTTCTCAATAGACTTGAAGACTTCTACACCTTCGTCTGTTTTGAAATACGCTGCCATAGCTGAGTAAGGGTTTTCATCAAAAGGAACTGTCATTAGTTTTTTACCATTGCTTGCCCAAGAAAACGATCTTTGATCTTGTGATAACTTAATGATCTTAGCTTCTACAGCTTTGATAGCAAAGTTTCTCAATTGTACGTTTTCATCTTTAGCGAGTTCTAAGAACAAAGCAGGATTCTGCCTTGCAAATAGTAGTAAATCTCTTTTAAGTTCCTTAGATGACATGTTACTAACCTTGGATCCTAATTCTACCCTTAATATTGCTTCTTGTTGATCTACGTCTAATGACATAGCAGCATTTAAGGCTTCAATTTGCATCTCCATAACATCTAACTCATCTTCAGCTTCTTCTACAGCGTTAAATTCAGTATATCTAATTCCTTTTAAAGGGTGATATAGTGATAAAAGTTTTTGTAGTTGTTGATTTCTTTTTGGTACAAACAAAGATCCATCTTTAAATAAGATATGACCTAAAGTTACCTCTCCTTTTTGTTCATCTTTAAAAGGCGATGACATATTGGTTGCGTATCTTAGTTCTCTTTGTTCATTTGTTTCTTCGTCATAATACAGCATTGGCGACTTTAAACTATGTCTAGCTGGTATTCTTAACGTTAAAGGTTGATATGATCCTGTTACAAAGTAGGTTCTATCTTTAATTTCCCACTTTTCATTTTTAATTACTTTTGTTTTCATGATATAATATAATTTGATAATTTAATAAAGGTAATAATTACCCCCGTTGATATAACGAGGGTAATAATTACATTAATATACTCTTACTTAGTGAACAATACGAAGTTGTTAGCACCTTGTACACATAAACATCTTTCAGATAAGAAGTTTACTTCCATAGCGTCTAAGTCAGAAGTGTATGCTCCACCAGCAGAACCAGTTAACCATTGCTTCATTCTTCGGTCATCAGCTTGAGAAGCTCTATAACGAACGTGCAAGAATGGACGTCTAATGTTTGTTCCTAATACTTGGTCATAAACAGTAGAAGTTCCAGCAGGTACTAATACACCGTCGATAGCAGCAACAGGAGCAGCTATAGCAGCAGCTTCAGTTACACCACCTCTTGTAGAAGCATCGTTTAAGTATTTCCAGTCAGTCTTGTAGAAGTCATAAGAACCTCGACGGAACCCAGAGAATCCTAAGTTCAATGCCATATCTTCAGAGTTCTCAAAGATACCATACGCAGAACCAGCTCCAGCGTTTCCACCGTTTAATCCAGCTAACATATCGTCAAATCCTAAAGAAGTTTGTCTGTTTAAGAATAACATGTTTTCTTCAATAGCTCCTTGAGTATCTAAGTTTTTCAAGATAGCATCAAATTCCCCTAATGCATTAGCAGCAGCGTTAAACCCAGCTTCTTCATTTCCTCTAGACTTGATAGCAGCAAATAAACCTTCAGTACCTTTGTATCCAGCTGCAGAAGCAGATCCAGCACCTGTTGCTGAAGCTTTTTCACCTTCTACTACAGACATTTCTAAGTAGTCTTCAAAACGTAATCTTGTTTCAGATTCAGCTTTTAAGTACCATAAGTATCCAGAAGTTCCGTCTTCAGTTGCAACTTCAACCCACCCGATTTGAGCCATATCAGATCCAGATACTACGTATTTGTTTCTAATGATGATTGGTGAGTTAGAGAATTGTGTAAAATCAGGGTCTACACTTACATACCCATCTGTTTGTGAAGCAGAGTAGTTAGGTGTAGTTGATCCTTTTCCATATTCTGAACCGTATACAAATACTTTGATATCATCAACTGCTAAAGTAGCAGTGGTTGCAGCTGTATAAGGAGCAACAGTTAAAGCACCTGTAGATAGGTTAGAAGCAGTAACAACACATTTTAATTCAGCTCCTAATTTGTCGATAGCAACGATTGTTGATCCAACAGAAATTACGTTTCTTACTGTAGCAGAAACAGGAATAGTTAAAGTGTTTACTTGGTCATTTGTTACATCTGTATAAGAGATGTGCAATCTGTTTTGTTCAGACCAAATTACTTGATCAGAAGACATTGGCATTTCAGCTCCTACCATACGTAAGAATCCAGATAACGTTCTGTTTCCATAACGCTCTACTTCTTGTTCGTAAATTTCTGGTAAATACTGCTGAGCGAAAGTATCACTGTCTCCAGCTGCTGTTCCGTCGTTAAACTTTAAAAAGTTTGTTGCTAATGTTTGTTGTTTTTGAGATGGTACTATACTACCAAATAATGGATCTAAAGCCATAATAATTGTTTTTTTTAGTTAAATTTTTTTGTTCTTACTTTTAATTTTGAAGAATCAAAACCGGTAATAGCTTTAACTTTTAATCCATTAACAAACACGTTTCCGCTAGAGTTTTTTCTAGGTTCGGTGCTTATGTTTTTAGACTTAGCTATAACATCTTTAACAGCGTCGGCTTTGCCTTGCTCGTAAAAGTGTTGTGCTATTGTGTCAGCGTTACGCGCCGCATACATAGCTTTGTGGTAACCTTTAGCATCTGCGATACTTCCTTTTTTATCTAGGAACTTCCCTATAAAATTAGAAATGTCAGATTGTGCCTCAGCAACCTCGCTAACGTTTTTAACTCCGTATCTAAATTTTTTCTCACCAACGTTAAAATCAAAACCTTTGAAATCTTCGTTTAGTAAGTTTTTAGTACTTTGTACAAATTCGTTATGCCGTTGTTTTGCAGCTTCTTGATCTTCGTTGTAGCGGTTGAAAAAGTCAGTGGCTTTCTGTTGGTCTTGAGTTACGCCGGGTCTCAACTTGATTTCGTCGTAGTATTTACTCTTTGTTTCCTCTAGAAAGTTTCTAGCTTTTGCAACTTCTTCTTTATACGCAATTTTCTTTTTACGTATATCTCTTTCCTCATCTAACTCTTCATCATATGAAAAATCTTCTAAGATTAGATTTATATCTTCACCTTCTAAATAAGGTTTTGTTTTCTTATAATACTCTTTTAATAAAGTATCTTCGTTTATAGTAGAGTAGTCAGCGTTTAATCTAACGTAATCTTCAACAGTACCACCTGTTTCTTCCATAAAAGAAACTAGTTTTTCTACGTTCTCAGGTAGAGCTTTTCCAACTGTTTTAAGTTCTTGAATAGCCTCTTTAACTTGCTCTTCAGCAACCTCTACTTCTTCGTCAATAATTTCCTGCATAACCGAGTCTTCAGCTACAGTAGGTTCATCTTGCTTAACAACAACCTCCTCTATCTGATCTACTTTATCGGTTTTAATCTCTATCTTTGTAATTTCTGGAGCTACTTTTTCAGCTTGCTCTAAACTTACTTTTGGTATTTCTACCTTAATCACTTCATTATCAGTGACTAACTTTTTAGGCTTTTTAGACTTAGCCTTAATTTTGAAGTCTCCTTCTTGTTTTACTGTTTCTGACATAATATAATATAATTAAATAATTAAATAATTGTTTACCTAGGATCAAACTGCTCTAACCCAAAACCTCCTAGATTGTCCATACCAGCTGACTCAAAGTTCTTTGGTAATGAATCGTTTTGTCTTTGACTAATCAACTCTGATTGTTGAGTTGCTTGTATTTTAGTTCTTTCGTCTTTTCTATCTTCAATGTCTTGAAGCTTATTTTTCTCAGCACCTGCTCTTACTTGAGCTAATTGCATTTGATACTGAAACTCTTCAGCCATAAGCTGTTTCTTTATCTCTGCCTCTTGTTGCATCTGTTGAATCTTAAACTGAGATTTACCTTGCTCAATCTGTAATTCTGTTTCAGCTAAAGCTTGTTGCTTTTGAACCTCTGCCATCGCAGCTCTTTCAGCTCCTTCAGCATTAGCTTGAGCCTGCGCTTGAATGTTAGCTTGTTGAGCTTTTTGCTCTTCTTCTCTTTTTATTTTTTGTCTATGCTTTAAAAACTGATTAGCTAGCTTTAAGTTTCTTATCTCTCTAATATCTATAGCGTCACTAAGAGCTATACTACCTGTCTGCAAAGCTATTTGAATACTTTTTTCTAAGTTTGCTTTTTCTTCTTCTTCAGGTTCTAGTTCTAAGAATATACCAAACTCGTGCATGTTTAAATCACCTACTTCTTGAAGAGTGGCTACGTTAGCTGAGTTTATTGAATTCATTAAAGCTTCTTTCGTTAATGGAAAGCTTAACATATCCGCTACTCTTAGACTTATATTCTCACAGGTTCTAACGGTTACATACATTAATGACTGTAATATATGCTTAGTAGCAACGTTTGAATTAGCTGCTGCTAACTTCTGTAGACCTACTAAAGAATCTTTAGCTGGCATGCTACCATCACGAGCTTCATTAAGTCCGGTTACATCACGTATCATTTGTAAATAGTATTGATACGTTTGTATTAATGCTTGTATTTTGTTTATACCAGATGATGAGTTTAATTCTTGAATAGGTACCTTACCTCTGTTAGGGTCTCCGTCTTGAGTTAAAGATCGACCAACTATACTACCAGTTGAGAAATACATATTAAGCGCTTCTTGTGGGTTATAACTGGTTCCGTTCCCTAAATCTACTTCAGCTAAACCATCAACATCTACAAATACACCATCAGGAACCATTTTAGATAATACCTGTTGAATTTTTAAATGCGTTATTTGAATCATATCAGTAAAACCGATACACTTGCTAACTAAACTATCAATACGCCCCTTGTACATTCTTGGCGCTGAAATAGAGTAGTTCATTTCTACTCTTGTTTGGTTGCTATAAGGTCTAGTCATATTTTGAGCTAGCTCCCATTTAAGCATTTTATCTTGACCTAGTATTTTAGCTCCGCTATATAAAACCTCTATCGACCTTGAAACTCTTTCGAAGTTATCGTTAGTTGGTGGATCAAAAGTATCAGGCTTTTCAAGCGCTTTCTCTAAACCTTGATCTGTTTGTTTTATTTTAAAAACTTGATTCGAATATGTTTTATATTCAAAATATATAACCTGCACACTATCATAATTATCATCTTGACCGTTATATTGTCTAGTATAATTATAGCTTGCAGGTTGTTTTTGAATTTCTTCTAGCTCCGCGTCCGTAAGATTTGAAAACTGCTTTTTTAGCTCTTGCAAAGAAACAGATTTTACTTCTCCAACGTAGTATACATCTTCAAAGTTAGGATCTTCTGTATAAGAGTAAACTAGGTTAGCTGGATCAACGTAATCTACAGTAACGCCTTCTGATAAATTAAAGTCTGTTTTAACAACACCAATTCCTAGCACTGTTAAATCTTGAGCAACTCTCTTTTTAACTTCTTCATACCTGTTAAACTCAAGTATGTTATCTATTACTTCTTCTTCAGCTATCTCTACAGCTTGCTTGTAATTTAGCTGTATAAATAAATCTAATTCATCTTTAGTCTCAGGTAAAGAAGTTGGATCGTCAGATGAAAACATATCAACACCCAATGTGTTCTTTATATCGTTTAAAAGAGGTTTAGCTTGCATATCTCTTAAGATAGCACCAGCATAATCTGTTCTTTTCTTTTGAGCATAAGGATCTGTAGCAAATGATTTTATCTTATAACCTTTGTCAGTCATGCCATTAACAACGATGTCAACAAACTTAGATAAAACAGCTACTGGTTGCCAGTCAAGGTTTAAGTAAGATAAATCTCCGTTAGTTGATAATTCATCTTTATACTTTTGAACAGATTGCTCTCCTCTTGCATATAGACGTAATCTATGATAGTTTTGCCAGTTGTTACCAAATCTACCACCAGAACCAGCTCCTCTATCTCCTTTGAACCATTCGTTCTCTATAGCTTTAGCAACTTCTGAACCGTATTCATAACTCTGCTTTACTTCGTCCGGTACTACCTGACTTGGGAAAGTGCTGTTTACGCTTTTGTAAATCATTTATCTTTTTATTTTTGAGGTATAACCACTGTTGTCGTATCTACCAAAAGAGATTGATACTGGCTTTTTAGTAGCCTTGAAAACAGGTGTGTATTTATTTTTATTGCATGCCATTATAGCTAATCCAGAGCTTATAGTCGCATCAAACTTTGTTCTATTGTTTATGTCAAATTTTGCCCACTCTTCAAGAGTTTTTTGGAAATACATATTACCATAACCTCTTTCTGTAGCGCCTACAAAATCATTTATATAAGATTCAATTGCTGCGGCGTGTGCCTGTTTAATATCTTCACTAGAGTTTGGTATACCACCAATTTCTTTTTCTGTTGTTGATAGCTTAGCGTAGATTTTATCAGGTCTATTTATAGAAAACCCTCTGTAACCTCTTCTTTTAAAATAATATAAAAGCCTAGGTTTGTTATTCTCTGCTAGTATAGGCATGCCATAAAATACGCAAGCCATTAGTATATCTTCAAAAAACATCTCAGCTGTCTGAGGTCTAGCAACATACTCTAAGAAAAACATATTAGCTGGGTGTTCGTCCATACTAAATTTAGTTAAACCGTGTAAAGCTCCTTTTGAACCTCTATTATCTACTGTTCCAGATATATCGTAACTATCACATCCAAAAGCACCCATATGTTCATTTCCAGGGTACTTTACTCCATTCTTTACTATTACACGATTTTGATGAGATGTAGATGGAATCCAGCTTACTAGGAACCTACCGTTATCGTTTGGGGTGAAAATAACCCTAGTGTCTTTGACACCGTTCTCCCATTGAAAACTACCTTTAGTTATTAATTTACTATTTAAGTAATCTTCATTGTGATCTATTTGCTCGTATATCTTAGTTAAATTAAACAAAGACAACTTAGCTTCATCTCTAAACGCGTGTTTCTCTGTTCTAGGAAACTGACGATAGTATTCATTTAAACCATCTTGATCGTTCTTTAAACCATCTACTTCATTCTCCCAATGCTCTATTACTCCGTGCGTTATAGGTAATCCACTAGGATCTACTGTGTCTTTTTTCGGTTGATCGAAGACAGGTAAGCCATAAGTATCAATGAATCCCTCGTAGTTCCATTCCATAGGAATGAACAAAGAATATAATCCTGAGCTAGTTTGCCCATTGCGGTTTCTATTTGTGACGTCTGAAGCATAATATAATTTCTTAAAATTACCACCACCTTTTTCTAAGGCGTTTGAGGTAGAACCCATCATACATTTTCCTACGATTCTACTACCTAATCTTAAACACGTCTTTGTTACTCGCCAGTTATTTAATATATTATCTGGTCTCTCCCACTTTCCACTTTCATCGTGTACTAGTAGCTTTAATTTTTCCCCATCGTACGAGTTGTCCCCTGTGTTTTTCCAGTCAATCGTGGTATCAAGACCTTCGATTTCTTCTTCGACTTGACCTTCGTTGAGTTTTTTTCTTGTGAGCCTTGAAGCTGGAACCCTGTAAGCAAGCTCGGTCTTTGGTCTGTCCATACCGTCTTGTATCGGTTTGAAGAAGAACGGGTAATTAACGCTGATAGGTACCACTTTATCTGTGAACATCTTCTTTGCATCGGAACCAGATTTGGACAAAATCCCAAAGCGTGCATCGGTTGATATTGTTGCCATGTTAACGGTCTCAGCTGAAGCCATGAACGAAAAACCTGACCTTCTGTTCTTGAGATATGACATTCCATAACAACGGACGTCTGCTTTACAAGCTTCCCAGAATATAAAGAAGATTCTGTTTGATTCCCTATAATCTGCTGCCCCAACATCAATCTTGGCCCACTGCAAGTACATGTAATGAGTACCAGTAACGTAAGTTGGCTTACCATTATTATAGAACCAAAAACCCTTTTCCCTTTTTTCAAACTCTTTGTCAATATATTCATACCATTTCTCTTGAAAATCAGTGGGGTATTTTTGCCAATCAAAAACGCTTTTAATTTTCGCGAGTTCTTTAGGGTACTCTAACTTAGACCACATTTGTTCTTTTTTTTCATCAGAACATTTATAAACATCTTTTGGAACCGCAGGTAAAGCAATTTTTAAATTCTGTATCTCTACAATCTCACCTATGGTTCCATCGGAACTTATAATAACCATATCATGGTCATTATCGTATCCTTTGGCCCACTTTTTGTTTCTATTGTTTCTTTTTAGTAAAGCAGGTTTTACGTGGTCTTCTATTGTCCTTATTAATGTTTGCTTGTACATTATTTAGACCTACCTTCTGCAAAGCCTTTAAAAGACTTTTCCTGTTTAACTTCTTTTGGCTTTTCTTCCAATAGTTTTTCCTCTTCTTCTATTCTACTGAGTATTTCAAAAGCATCGAAAATAGCTAGCTTTTTAGTAGCTGCTGCATTCTTTAATCTATCCGCAGATATATCATCATCTGAGTCAACTATCTTTTCTTTAGCTACTTGAATTAATTCCTCAACTGCTCTTTGCCCAGCTAGGATTATATTCCTCTTCGTCTCCTTTATATTCATACTTCAATAAAATATCATTAGATTCCATACAATAAAGTCGTTGATCATCTACTATAAACTCAAACTCTCTGTTTGGTCTAAAACCTATAAGATCTCCCTCGCTTATTCCTAGCGCTTCTAACGACTTGTTACCGATTTTTAATACTCCAATATGCTTTCTCTCTTTATCCATTGAGAAAGGATTGTTATTTTTAATCGGCATTACAAAACACCTAGTACCAATTGGTCTCCATTCATTATCTCTTTTGTATAAGTAGACTTGATCTGGTTGGCAAAAGTATAAGTTTTCTTTAAAAAGTTTACTACTATCAACGGCTTTGCCTTTTTGATTATAGTATCTTCTAAACACATTGTGGTGAATTATTATTGTGTCACCAACATTTATAGATGAATTAAAAGCAATAGGTACAGAAACAACTTCAGCTTTTCTACTAATAAACTTAAAGTCTTCGATGCTTGAATTTAACATCAACTTCTTGTCACCAACCTTTATTTCATTATCATATCTTCCTTCTACAGGTTTTACTATAAAATCGAATACACTCCTCATTAATACTGTAAGTCATATTCAACAGATATAGCCATATTAGAGTTAAACTTCTTCCATGGCAGTACCTCGTTGTTTTTCTTTATATGTATACTATAAGAATTGTTAGATTCATCGTGTAGTATGTGAGATATTTCGTGACCTCCATAGACAGACTGACCAACAGCATAATGCATCGCATCATTTTTGTAGTCAGAACCTATACTGATCTTTCTTATAATAGACGACATATACTAAGCTTCTACTTGTTCTTTCTTAATTTCTTCGAAGCTTCCATCTTCTAGATTAATACTGATTGCTCCGTATTTTTCTTCTAAGACTTTTTTGTTGTCTTCTACTTCTTTATTGAACTCTTGAATTTGAGCGATCAAACCATGTTTCTGAGTTTCTAGCACACCTACTTGAGATAACGCTTGAGTCATTTTTCTTTGGTTCTCTTGAATTAATTTTAATTCTTCTGCCGTGATTTTGTGTTCCATTTGATTTAATTTAATTGTTTTCATTTATTTATTATTACCTGATTGTTTACTTTTTTCCCAAGTCCTTCCTACAAAGTAAGCTCCATACACTGTGATCAATAGTGATTGAAATATTGGTACATATTGTTCTTGTACTTGAAATCCATAAAAATTACCATCAAAAAAGGAAAGTATTGTAAATACACCTGTCAAGAATATTAAGACAGCAGGTCTAATGTTTTTACTTAACCAGCTATCAGATTGCATATCAACCTTCCAACGCTCAGTAACTTGTGTCTGTGCATCGTTATCAGCTTTCTCTAATATTTCTTGAATCTGCTTTTTTATTGTAAGCTTTTCTTCTTCAGTGGTAGTAAGCTTATCAACGACGTCACCTATGTTTTTGATGACGCCGCCTGTAAGCCATTGGAATATTTTTTTCACTGTTATTTATTTCTTAAAGATCCATCATCTTTAAAACTACCTAGCAATAAGTCCTTCAGAGTGCCTCTAGCGGCTCTTGTCATTAACTCTCTTCTAGGTACAGTAAGTCTTTGATCACTTCTTCCAGAGCCAAAAGTAGTGTCACCGGTTTTTGGATCAATATTTGTGCTGTAATTTTTGCCTTTATGCCCTTTATAAGTTCCACGTGGCTGGTATGGTTTTGCACCTTTAGGTAGTCTTCCTGATGCAAGAGCGTCCCTCTCGTGACGAGAGGCTGATATAGAATCCTTCTCTATAGCCTCCGCTTCTTGAAATCTAGAATAAGAGCCTTTTTTAGTTGTAAAATCTGGACGTTTCCAGGTTTCTCCAGGATAAGAAGGTTTGTTTCCACTTTTTTCATCTGTTTTCTTTTTAACAGGATCTGTTGGATCTTCTTGTAATAAAGCAGAGGGAACTCCTTTACCTGTTTTCATCATTGGTCCACGACCAGGGTTTTGCTTGTAAGCCATAATAATTGTTTATTTATTTATTTATTTATTCCATGTAAAAATGCGATAGCTTCTTAGCTACGACTGTTTTATTTAAATCACCCGTATAATAACACAGCAACGTGTTTGAGTCTTTTAAAACGTACTTTATATCTACGTAATAGTTATTATCTGGATTATGCAACTTAGTGGTAAAAGATTTGCTATCACTACTAACAATGTATTCTTCAATTACTTTGTTTTCTGAGAAGCTAGTGTTAAACACTTTAACCGGTCTAGATTCGTTTGTTATAATCGTCATAACGTAAGACGATGTTTCACTAACCCAAGAACCTTCCATTTCTTTTACTTGAGAATTTGATAAAGATGTGATCGTTAAAGCTAGTACTAGTAATAAGTTTTTCATTTTATTTAAATTTAAGTTTATAATGTCTAATATAACAAAAAAACCCTTATAAATAAAGCTTATTTAAGTTTATTAGCCTTGTATGCTTCTTTTTCCCAAGGAAGACTTTTATTACCTTCATCCATCTTAGATCTAGGCATTCTTTTTCCCTTCCAGTAAACATACTTGTCGTCATAACCTAAGTCACCTCTCTCCATTTGATCTAAGTGCACTTTCTCGTGTTTTATGACATCTTCCTGCTCTATTGGACTAAGGTTTTTATTTAATGTGATAGAACCGTTCTTATTGGCTCTACCCATAACACCTTCTTCTTCGTCGATTTGATATATCGGAGTGTTGTCCATAGATAGTTTACCCATCTTCATCTTGAAGCCCATTAGCATTTCCATCGTTTACGAGCAGCTTTACCTCTTTCACCTGTCCAACCCTTAGATCTAGCGCAGAAAGATTTTCTTCTTTTAGCGTCTTTACTTCCAGGTTTTACATCTCCAGTTACAGCTGTTTTTAATTTGCTACCAGGGTTTTCTTTTCTATACTTCTTAACTCCGGCCTCTGTCATTCCTGCTCCTTCCTCTGTTGATAAGAAGTTTCTACCTTTACCTTTAGTTGTTTTTCTAACCCTAAGAAATGGAGAACTATCCGGTTGAGTATAAGCCATACTATCCCTTAGCTCTTTGAGTGATTGGTCCTTTTAACTCACCACATCCGCAGTCTCCAACGCATCCACAAGGTTGCATTACTTTTATCTTCATTCCGTTTTTTCCAGAGCTAGATCCTTTACCGTGTGGTCTATCAGCTTGACTCAATGGTCCGTCCCATAAAGTATTTTCTCCTACAATTCCGTTTTTACCTTTCATATCTTTTATTTTTTGTATCCACAACTTTTCTTAAACAATGGACTCACCGAATTTGCTTTCTGTTGAACATCTCCAAACACTCCATTAGCTTGAACTTGTGCTTGAGGATTGAAAACAGGTTTTGTGTAACCTAGTTCATTACCAGGTACTGGAGGCATTGCAGCGTTTTGCTGAACTGGCATACCCGTCATCGGGTCTATCATTAATTGATTGTTCATAGTTATCTATCTTTATCTTTGTTAACATTGTTAATAGAGGTTATCAATACTTTGTCTATGTATGACTGACCTTTCATTATTTTATTTCGTCTAGTACTAGTTGGTATATCTTCTTCTCCTAAAAGTATTTTATACATCCTGAGTATCAGTTGCTTACCCTTAAAAGAAACTTTATATATATTGTATTTCTGTGTAGTCCTATTTCTAGGTCTCCATACTTTAATCCAATCTTCTTGTAAAAGCTTATTCCATCTTCTATTGTTCCAACTATAAGAATACGTACCTGTTTCAAAATCTTTTCTTGAGAACAAGTCCATGCAGTCTAGATATATTAATAACTCTAAATCAGCATCGTTAAGACCGTTGTTTTTACAAGCCCATTTTCTTACTATCCTATAATGTTTAAAGATGTTAAGATCTTTGATATCACCAGGCGTTATTCTCATAAAACTATAACAACATCCTGAAATCTAATAACATAATAAACATCATCACCTATTTCTATCCTGTGACCAGCGTGTCTATCGTAGAAAATAGAATCTCCTTCTTTAACACCAGTTACTTGATCACCGCAGTTAATTACTTTGGCTTTTTTATATCTAACATCTTGTCTCTGAGACTGCGTTAGAAGTAAGCCTCCATCTGTTTTAGATACAGGCCCTTCTTTTATCTTATCTATAAGAATATTATTACCTATTGCTTTCATCTCCAACTCTTAAGTTATTAATTACACAATCAGTTGATAATATAGTTGTTGCAACGGAAGCAGCGTTTTTCAAGGCGCTTTTTGTAACTAACAAAGGATCAATAATTCCTTTCTTAATCATATTAACCATCTTACCTGTTATTACGTCCATTCCTACGCCTTCTTTTCCTGACACCTGAAATTCAACACCTGAATTACTTAATATCTTCTTAAATGGCGCCTTAATGGCCTCTAGCAATATCTCTTCACCAATATTCTTTGGTTTAACTTTTGTAGATGCATCTAACAATGCGATTCCACCACCTGATACTATACCTTCTTTAATAGCGGCTTTAGTAGCACATATAGCGTCTTCAACTCTGTCAGATTTTTCTTTTAACTCTACTTCTGAGTTAGCACCTACTTTTACTATAGCTACTTTAGCAGACAACCTTGATAGTCTTTTTTCTAATCTAATAACATCTCCAGGAGCTTTTGCTTCTTTGATTTGGTTTTTAACCTCTTCTATCAGACTTTTAACTTCTTCTGTTTCGTTGTCTACTTGTAGTATAGTTTCGTAATCATCAGTAACACTCTTTATACATGTACCTAATAAACTTGGGTTTATGACGTCTAAGTCATCTCCAAGATCTTCGTTTATTACTGTCGCGCCTGTTAATACAGCTAGATCAGATAATACATCTTTTTTGTTTATTCCGTATGTCGGAGCATTGATCACGTTGACTTTTATATTTCCTTTAACCTTATTCATAGCTAATGTAGAGATCACTTGTGGATCTAAATCACCTATAACTAATAACGGTTTGTTATTTTGAATAACATATTCCAATATTGATTGTATCTTTCTAACAGACTCAACTGGTGATTCTAATAGCAATACAACTGGTCTTTCTAATTCAGCTATTCTTTTTTCCTGACTAGTCACAAAATGTGAGTTTGTCAAACCTTTGTCATACTGAACACCATCAACTAACTCAAAGCTAGTTTCTTCAGTATCTGTTTGTTCCATTATAACAACACCGTTTTCTCCAGCAGCTTCAAAGGCATCACCTATGATCTCACCTAAATATCTCTCGTTGTTACAACTAATAGTAGCAATGTCTTTTAGCATATCACCACTGACGCTGATACTTTTTCTTTCTAAATACTTTATTACCTTCTCAACCCCAGTGTTAATACCATCTTTTATAACTCTGATATTATTCTGTTTTGAAGCCTCGTAAGCTTCACTTAATATTGAGTGCGCTAGTACCGTAGCCGTGGTCGTTCCGTCTCCAGCTTCTTTAACGGTTTTTCTAGCAGCTTCCTTTAAAAGCGTAGCACCCATATTTTCTACTGGGTCTAGTAATGTTATTGAATCAGCAACGGTTACACCATCTTTTGTAATAACCGGTCTTCCGCTACCGTCTTCTAAAATTACACATTGGCCACTAGCTCCTAGTGTAGAACTAACGGCTTTTGTTAATTTGTTTATTCCTTCGAATACCTTAGTTTTAGCGTCATCACCAAAACTTAAGTTCTTGACAATCTTATCAGTCATATTTAATTTGATTTAATTTAATTTGATTAAGCATACTGCAAAGCAGAGCTTAAAGTATCATTACACATTTTAAGCGTAAATTACTCTTCAGTCGGTGGTATTGGTTCTCCAATAGTTAAAGTAACTGTTGTAGGTGTAATTAATGAGTCAATCTGAGATTGAATGCTAGCTTCAATAGAAGCAACTTGCTCTGCGCCCATCGCTCCTTTTGTCCAAGTAACAACTTGCTCGTTTGTTAAATCCTCAAATGGGATAAAATCTGTTACCTCACTGGTGTCTAGTGTTTGTGTTCCAATGTTGGTTGCACTGTAAGCCACACCTTGAGGGTCTAATTCGCTTGATATACCGGTAACTATCCAATGCACGTTGTACACTAAGTCAGCATACTCTCCGTCTTGTGGATAAGCATCCACTGTTTTGCAATCCCAGTTGTAAGTTGTTGCCATTTTTATAATTGTTTAATTGTTTTCTATTGTTTGTATTCTTAACTCTAGTTCTTCTATTTTATTTATAGCTTGCTGTAAAGCAGCTGTTAGTAAAGGTACTATTTTAGCTTGATCAATAGCTTGGTATTTAGGATTTCCTTCCCAATCTAAAGCATCTTTTTCACCAGTAACAGCTTCAGGTACAACCTCTGCTAACTCGTGAGCGTAAAATCCATCTACTTTTGATTCACCTGGCTCTTTAATCCAATTAAATTTTACAGGTCTTAATTCTTTTACTCTTTCAATAGCGTCTGATATTTCCTCTCTATTCTCTTTTAACCTGTAATCTGAGGTTGTATTAAAGCTTGTGCTTGAAGTATTTATAGTAATACCTCCTACGCTTGTAGTTTCTTGGATAAACGACATAGCTGAATTATCAGTGCCTGAACTAGTTGGTGAATAGACTCTTATACCAGAACCATATTGTGGAATTTCTACCCTCAAGTTATTCATACCGTAGCCAGTACCTCCGTTTATACTAAAATCAGCGATAAGCCCGTTACTACTTATTGGACCTTCTACGTGTAGCTTAGCATCAGGACTAGTCGTTCCGATACCTACGTTTCCGTTGGATAAAATAACCATTTTTGAAGCATTATTATTCCAAAAACGCATTACTCCACTTTCTCTATTTATAATATAAGAATCCACTCCAAACTGTAATAGCTCTAAGCCATTGCCTACTGCAGAGCCGCTTCCTGCGTCAGTTAGTCTTAAGGTTGACCCGTTCCCTGAAGCGTTGATTTGTAAAACTTTACTGTAAACAGTTGTAGGACTTGCTGTCCCGATCCCTACGTTACCGCCGTAAAGTTGTAAGGCTAAATCTTCCGCGCTAGAAGCACCTCCGCTATTTTGTGCTTGTATATATGAATATGTATTACCTGATCCTGATGTTTCTAATAACAATCTTGAACCAGTTGATCCTTGAACGTAATCAGAAGTAGTAGTTGAAATTGCACCATCAACCTCTAAAGCCGTATTAGGACTAGTCGTTCCAATACCTACGTTGCCTGAAGAATCAATACGCATGGCTTCTGTACCACGCGGACTTACCTGAATCTGACCATCCATTTGCACATTAAATACAGTGCCGTAGTTTGTGTTTCCTACTACTTCAATGGCAGATAAATTATCTTCAGTCGTTGTTCGTGTCGCTGAATTTAATTTAAGACCTTCTGAACCACCATTAGCCGAGTATGACAGAGTTAGCTTCGTGTCTGGCGAAGTCGTCCCGATCCCTACGTTACCTGTAGAAGATATTCTTACTTTTTCAGAAGCAGCTGTATCTTTAAAACTTGCTATAGGTTGACTATTTCCACCTCCTTGCACTTCTAATCCAGTCGCCTGACTCGAAATAAATCTAGCAGCTGATTGGGAAGTATTAACGTGTATCCCCGATGTTGGACTAGTCAGACCAATTCCTACGTTGCCTAGAAAATAAGAGTTTCCTCCGCCATTAACATATAGTTCTTCTCCAACTGTAATACCTTCCTGAGTACCCACGCTTGAATCTTGTAGGTTCTCCAGCTGAGCTCCTGTTACAGAATATCCTGTTTTAGTGTCTTCTAATACAGGTGTTACTGCTGTAAAGTCTGAATAATTAGGTATTGTTCCAGGAGCAGTTATAATAACATAATAATTAGAAGTTACTGTAACTTTTACTTGTAAATATTTTGGACCATACGTGGGATCAGCTGTTTCCTGTAATACTCTTACTCCTTGAATTCTATTTTGGTGACCGCCACAATTTAATACTGTAAAGTTACTATCCGCATAACTACGCATCCAATCAATACGAATGAATGAATGATCACCAGATTCTCCATCTGTTACATAAATCTCTCCAGCCCGTCTTGCTGTATCGGCTTCAGCTACTGTTATCCAACCGGCAGTTACACTTGCATTAGAACTATCGACAATATGAGATAATTTTGATGCATCTGCATTAAGCGTTACACTACCAGAAGTACCTCCTCCTGTTAAAAAAGTACCAGCTGTTACTGCAGTTATATCTCCTTGCGGCACACCCGCTATTGCATTATCTACATATGTTTTACTAGTAGCATCTGTACCAGCACTTACAGTGTCTATACCTTGAATACGCCCTGTGCCACCTAGAGTAATGTCACCGCCTGATACAGTTACATCACCTGTAAACCTTGCGTCTCCTGAAACATCAAGTTTATAACCAGGACTAGTCGTACCGATACCTACGTTGCCACCATATGTTTGAAGAGATAGATTACCACTATTTCCAGTGCCAACAGTTGTCTGTATTTGATATTGACCGTTAGTGTCGTACCTTCTAATGTACATACCGTCCGTAGTTCCATTAACAATTGAAACTGGCGATGGAGAAGCACCCACATTAATTGTCATTTTTGCAGTTCCCCCAACAATTGACGGAGCAGTCGTTCCGATCCCGACGTTACCTGCGGAATCAATACGTATTCTTTCTGACCCCTCAGTATGGAATCTTAAATAACTTCCTCCATTTGATTGTATAGAGTAATCTGAGTTTAATCCGAAATTTAAATATTTTACAGCAGTTGTATTAGTTCCTATTGCTATATCTCCACCACTCCCATCAGTAACGTGCAATTTAGCGCTAGGACTAGTAGTCCCGATACCAACGTTGCCTGAGGAAGCTACACGCATATCAATAGATCCACTACCAAAAAAGTCTATATTACCACTACTCCCAGGTTTTAAATTTATATTTGAAATCAAACCAGTCCCTCCTTGACCAATGTCAATAGATCCACCTGATTGTTGACCAATTAAGTTTCTTAAATAATTTCCGTCATTAGATTTTACATAACTGCCTTTAGCTATAGAAATTCCAACATCAGTTTGACTGTCTATACCTGAAACAACTGTTCCTCCCGAAAAGTCACCAGCACCACTTACATTTAATACAGCATTAGGGCTACTTGTTCCAATACCCATCCTACCATTAACCTCATCCAAGTGTACAACAGTAGATTCTACTGTGTTTCCATCACCAACCCATATCTTACCTGTTGTAAGGTTAGGCACATCATTGGTACGCATAATAGATGATACAGTAATAGACCCAGCGCTTCCTCCAGATACCTTACCTATAAGACCTAAGTTTTGTATACCGTTGGTTACACCTGTTGGCTTTGTTAAGGTTAAGCCTCCACCTGATTTTAAAAATACTTTTTGCCCTGTTACAGGAGTTAACCCATCTATAGGGTCTGTTGTGAAGTTTAGTAGTTCACCTGTTATAACTACATTACCAAATCCGTTTATAGCTAAATCTTGCTGTAGCAAACCAACAGCTGGTTGGTAACCTAAAGATATTAAAGCATCAGCAGGTGCAACCTCTATAACGTCGGTTGCTCCAACCGTACCAGTTTGATAAACAGGTGTTCCTTTTAATATCGTAGCTGTATGAGTGTTTTTACATGCTATTACTACAAGCTTAGAAGCTGCGGATGTTATATCATCTTGAGCTATCCAGGAAGTACCTGTCCCTGTGGAAGACAGTACCTGTCCTGAGGTACCTGTTGAGCCAGATAAATCCTCAAGACCAGCCTGTAGCTCTATGTCATTTTTAAACTTCATGTATTGTATTTAATTGTTATTACCCTATCTTCTGCACTAATACTCTAACTGAGTTTGTAGGAGTTGTAGCAAATGTAATTGTAGCGGTTGTTGTAGAAGCTCTATCAACATCAGCATATACAGTTTCATCTGTGGTTACGTCATACAGTTGAATCATAACATCTTTAGTACCTAACCCATGCGTTATTGTAGCTGTATCAGTTATTGTTACAGCGTAAGTGTTATCTGAGTTCGTTTGTGTGTTTGTTACTGTAGCTGTTCCATTAGAGTAAGCTACACTAATACCAGTACCAGCGTTTACATTACCAATACCTACTGTTGTTAGATCAGCAAGATCAATATTGTTCTGAACAGTTGTCCAATCAGCTAATGTTGTCGGGGTGTCTATCTCAGCAATAAGCACGTCACCTACTCTAACTTGCTCTGTAAAGAATAATCCGTCAGCAGTTACTGTATAGGTAAAACCTTTATTAACCGCTCCTGTTGGAGGAGAATCTAGGTTTGGAGTGTTAGTGGCAGCGTTGTATCCGCCTTGATATACTAATCCACCAGCGACTGAATCATCTACATAAGCTTTTACAGCTGCGGAAGTTGGTAATGTAACATCGTTGTCGTTATTTACAATACCTTCAGCTTCAGTTATTACAACCGCGGGATTTATCATAGCAAAGTCAACTGCTCCAGCGGATATAGTAGTAGCTATAGATGTTGTACCTGTGCCAGTAACGTCACCTGTTAATGTTATTGCTTCATTTGTAGAGTTTATTGTTAATGTATTACCTACTAAAGCAGTTGTAACATTATTTCCTCCTTCAAAATCAATAGTGCTACCTGAAGTTACAGACGTTGGACCACCTGTGTCTCCTTGAATAGCCCATACGTATGTTCCTGGTATTGTGCTTATTTCAGCCCAAACATTTGTTTTAGTTAAGTATCTTTCACCTGCGCTTGACGTTCCATCTATAGCAGAAAGATCCGCTGTTACAGTAACTGCTCCAGAAGTTGCAGAGTTAGGTGTTAGATTGATGTAAGTACCATCTGTAGTCGTAAGAGTTTCTACTCCACCACCTACTTCTACCCAGGCACCGTTAGCGTAAATTTTTAGTACATCGTCTGATGTGTTAAAATATAACTGACCTTCTACAGGTGTTCCACCTACAGCAGCGTCGTTTGGTTGGTTTTCTACTTGAGATCTTATTAACTGCGCATCTTGCAGTTCGTTTCTGTTAAGATCAATGCTATTTAAATAATTGATTGCCATTGTTTTTTTAGTTTAGGTACGCTTTGCCTGAAAAGCCAGCTGAAAAGTTTATTGTTAAATTGTTTAAGTCCGTATACGTTGTTTCTCCATACATTAACACATTGTTGTTGTTTACAACAGATACAGATGGAAATTTATTTAAGTTATGTTCTATAGTCCACGAGGTAGAAGGTGTTGGCTGCGTAAATACAAAATGCTTGTCACTTTCTACAGCTTCGATGTCTATTTGTATGCCATAGTAATGTAAAGCCTTAATAACTCCACTACCTGACTTATAAGATAGGTCCATATAGTACACAGAACCTGATTCTTGAGTTAATGCTGTTAGAGTAAAGATGCCATACCCATCTAAATTGTTTCTATCACCAAATACAATGTCTTTTCCTACAAGTCTTGTTAAGTAGTTTATTGAAGCTGTGCCATTTGGCATCTGTGTGTTTATATATAGTCTAGTAATAGCGGACCAATTAGTGCCTTGACCACCAAAGTTCTCAAAAGATATAGAACCTACTGCTCTTTCAACTGGATCTGGCTCTAATATAATGAATTGCCAGCTAATATTCTTAAGGTAAGTGTTTATCGAGTAGTTTGATAATGCTCCTACAGAGAAATTTTTAGTCTGCCCATTTTCTACCGATGTTCCGATTACTATATCAGAGCCATCTGGTTGTGATTTTAATTGGTAAGACGATATTCCACTCATTAGTTAAATACTCTTATTTCCACAATAATTAAGTTGTCCCCGCCAAACCCTATATCTGTTGCTATTAGCGCTCCAGAACCATTTACTCCATATGAATTTATAAATAATTGACCTGAATTTCTATATTCAGAAACTAATGTTATAAAGCTGTACCCACCGTTGCGTAAACCGCCAGGTAAAACAATCATTACATTATCTTCATCCGGAGGAGTTCCTGTAAATGTAAAGTAATATTCCCCAGTACCCATACGTGTATCTGTTCCGAGAACAAGTCCTGCATCATTAGAAAGAAAAGCCGCAGTTGGCTCCCCTGTACCTGACTGAGATATAGATATAAATGATGAAGTATATGCTGGTGCGCTACTTACATACTGAGGAACATTTAAAACTCCTGCTACCAAAGTAGCTGCGCCTGAAGTACCTGTAGTGGTTAAACTAGAAAAAGTCTGAGCCTCAACATCTATCCATTGCGTAGCTGTTCCAGTAGAACTTAATATTTGACCAGAAGTACCTTCAGTTCCAGAACCGTCTTCCAGTGCTGCGTTAATAGTCAATGCGTTTACCTCAGTACCACCAGTAACCACAAGGCCGTTACTAATAGATACGTCGTTAACAACGGTTAAGTCATTACCAACAGATACGTTATTAAGGGCTATAACATTATTGTTACCAGTAATATTACCTCCAATAACGGCTGTTCCAGTAGTAACTAAATCAGAAATGTTAGCAGTTCTTGTAACAGTAAGATCTCTACCAGCTATTAAATCGTTTGAAGCGTTTAAATCACCTGTTACGTTTATGCTAGAAGCAGTTTCACTCATTAAAGAATCTGTCAATGTATCTGCATCAGACCACTTTGGAATAGCAGCTGCGGTACCAGAGCCGTTAGTAAGGCTCGATGTTGTAATTATGTAACTAGATAAATCACCTATTTCTAGCGTATTTGTTCTGTTCCCGTTAGATATGTCTACTACAGTTAGTAAATCACCTGTTGCTAACGCCCCTATTTCTGGATAGCTATAGTTTATTGCCATTTTTTATTTTTTAGATTGTGCTTTTTCGGCTTTTGTACCGTCTTTTAAGTTCTCGTTCTGTGTTCCACCAAGATTATGCGTTGCAGATGTAAATCTCCCGGTGTTATGGTCGTAGTGTTTTCCGTTTAACCAATTTGGTCCGTGTTTTTTAGCCGCTGCTCTCCTTTTTTTCTGACTATCTGCTCTTTTTTCTTTTCTGTCCGGTGAGTTCGCTGCTTTTAAGTCTCTAATAGCTTTGGCTTTCGCTGCCGCTGGACTTAGTTTTTGTTTTCCCATGCTCTTTAAATTACATAGTCTATATACTTACACGAAAGACGCTCATTTTACACGCATCGAAATTAATAGGGGTATGACAATAGCCCCTTACTCTATAACTTATAAGGCTAATGTCACAGTTTTTAAAAAGTTATTAAAAATATAGGGGTATAGTGTAACCCCCTATCTCTCTGATTTCCAACGACTTACGGAAACGCATTTCATTTTGCCGGGTCCCCCAACTTTATTTACGTTTTCGTGTATATATACGTGGTTTTCAGCGTGTTACATCTTAGCATTTAGCTTTTTCCCTAGCTATTTCTTTTTTTTTCTTTAGAAAAAATGTATAGCATACCACCGCTATCGCCGAGAACTTTACAAAAATAATACGCTTGCACACAGATAATATAACTGTAACCAAATAACTATAACATGAAACATTTAAATCTTAATTCAGTAATCAAATTAATTTCTCTATCAACTATTCTATTCTTATCTATAATAGTATTAATTGATACATTACAAAACGGTTCTAACCTTTTATAAAGGAGAACATTACAAAGAAAATACGTAGTCAACTAGATAATATAACTGTAACTAAATAATAATAATTAAATATAATAAACATGGAAACATTAAAAACAAAAAGATTCGTAGTAAGAAAATCATTAGTAGGAAAGAATCAAATCATTGAAGTAACATTCAAATCTGGAAAACAAGTAACATACAATCACGATAAAGTATATGATATCATGAAAGACAAACTAGAAACTATGAACTGTTTCATCAAATATAAGTCTTATACTTCATCAACAAGTATTCCAGTAATCTTAAGAGACAAAGAAATAGTCTAGTCTCTCATCTAAAACAATAACTAATAAAAACTAAATATCATGACAAACGAGCAAAGAGTAGAAGTAATTGCAACAATCGATGAACTTCAACAATATCTAAACGGAAATGTAACTAAAACAAGTTTACAAATAACACTAGACGAACTAATTAATAAACTATAAAAACTAAATATTATGTATAAAACAAATCAACAAGCATGGGACGAAGTCATGCGAAACATTAAAGAGTCTGAGCGCAGAACTGTGATCTGCCAAGAAATGTTCGGACAAGACAATCTAATCGGCTTAACCACTGAACAGCGCAACCTGTTCTGGGAAGCAATCTAAAACAAACAATATGATATACATAACAATACTAAATTTCACCAACGGTAAAGTACACCAATTAGAATTTACCGACCAAGAAAATCAATCTTGTGAAGACCTAGAGCTTTTCATAGAAGACCGTGGCTTCGACATCAACAACATCGAATGGATGTCTCATACTAACCCAAAAATATACAAATAATGTACACAAGCAAAACAATCACACGACCTGACGGTACGAAATACGTAAAATGTATTCGCATTAACGTAGTAGAAAAACCTATGACTGACGAACAAAAAGGCATCGAAAGATGGTTAGAACAATACAAATAAAAACTGTGACAATAGCCCCTTACTAGGTCTATATTAAGACCCTAATGTCACACTGTGTGAAACGTAGCTTTTCTTGCTAAAGAAAACGCTATGTATAGCATAGTGTATAGCACTTCGCTTTTTACAAAGAAATTACGCTTCGCTTAAGATAATATCTAATAGACACTCTTGTGTATAGCACTTCGCTCTGCTCGACAACGTTACAAAAATAATACGTCCACTTTAAGATAATATATATGTAACTAAAAAATAATAATAATAACTTAAATAACTTAAACAATGGAAAACTTAAAATCTAAACGCTTTGTAATCAGAAAGTCACTAATTGGAAAAAATCAAGTAGTCGAAGTAACATTTAAAAATGGAAAAACTACTACTTACAACCACGATCTCGCTTACGAGATAATGAAAGACAAATTAGAAGTAATGGAATGTTTTAAAAAGTATAAATCATACACTTCTTCTTCTTCAATTCCAGTAATACTAAGAGATAAAGTAATTATTTAACTCTTAAGTGCTTAGAGGAGTGGTGTTACTACTCTACTCCTCTTTCTTTCAACAAATAAAACAACACCTCTAACAAACAATAATATACTATTCTTACATCTATGTATATAAACAAGTTACGGTGTGTTAGAGTCAGTGAAAACACTGTCTACAAATAAAATACGTCTACTCGTAGATAATATAAATGTAAAAACTAATAAATATAAATAATATGTGGAGTAACTGTTGTGGCGCCGAGCCGAGCTTTTTAAGCGACGAACTATGTGGAGATTGCCTAGAGTGGGCAGAATTCAATGAAGAAGAATAATAATAAAATAAAGCGAACAAAAAAACCGAGTACAGAATAATTATTTAAAACAAAGAGATTTTAAATAGCTTGGGCGAAAAGAGAAACTTTGCACCTGTTCGTGAACTAATAAATATAATTAATATGAGAAAACAATTCACACACAAGTTACTAGTAAAAGTAACCGATGTAACTATCAAAGCGATAATGATATCACTAACAGGTTTAGCAGCGACAGGTATCACTGTATTAATATTCAAACTAGTAACTAACCCAACTTCATTTAATAGTGTCGGTGGAATAATCTAAAGTACAATTTATGGAAAAAGTATTCGAGTGGAATAAAGAAACAATAGACTACTTCAAACTAAAAAGTAACGAGGTCAGTGAAAGAGAATTAATAAACTTAATATCTAAGTTTGTCAAAGAAGATTGCGAGTGTGAAGACGGTGAATTACCTGAAGAACTCGAAGAAGATATATTTTGTAAAGTATTTAACTTAAACTAATAGAATAAATAAATATGGAATTAACTAACAAAGAATTAAACATAGTCATACTAGGTATGGAAGCGTTGATGGAGCAATTAAAAAATGATGGTATCAGAGATATACTAGATGAAAGTCAGAACAGAGAGCGATACTATGACGCTTGGGAAATAGCAGACAAAGCTTTAGCAGAGTTAAAAAATAGATCAAAGCAATTACAAAAATAATACGACATGAGTAAGATAATATACATGTAACAAATAAAATATATACTATGCAATCACTAAAATTTAAAAGCAAAACAAGATTAATACTAAACGGTATAAAACTATACAGAGGTTATAGTATCAGTGAAATACCAAGCAAGTTCGCATTCATCTATGATGAGAATGAAGACAAAGACGGTATAACAGAGTGGTTTAATTATAAAGGTTTAACTTGGATAGCAGAATAATATGAGAAAATTAAATATAGACGAGTTAGATAACGTAAACCTTGACGGTTACAAGGTAGGTGAGTTAAATGGTTTTACTTACAAACAAATCAAAAAAGCATTAGGCAAACCAACATTCAAACCAAGTGATTCAGGTGACGGCAAGGTTCAATACGAGTGGGTTGTGTTATACACTGACAAAGTATTCAGAGTGTATGACTGGAAAACTTACGATAAGAAATATACTAAAAATGGTTTAACAACATGGAGCGTTGGCGGCAATACAAGCTGTGACTGGTTTCTACAAACATTAGTAGCTAAAATACAAGCAAATGATTAACATAAGACAAATAAGAGCAATAGTAGAAGACAATGTAGGTTTCGACTTAGCTATCAAGGGTAGAAAACGGTACCACTCAGACGCTAGAGCTTTATTTTACAAGCTATCTCGAGAATATACTAACGATACATTCGAGACTATAGGTAATGAGCTAAATAAAAACTATGCAACTGTATTACATGGTGTGCATAAGATATTTCCATTGACGGATCAAGTGCTATACACAAGCATCAAGCAGCAAATTAATAACTCCGGCAGGCGAGCTATCGGTATCAAAGCGTTAAACACTATAGCTAGCGTCGAGTATGGTGTTAACTGGAGTGACTTAAACGAAGAGCAAATAGAATTTATTCAACAGAATTACTTCTTACAAAAATAATACGATCGCTCTTAGATAATATATATGTAACAAATAAAAATAATAATATGAAGTTAATTAAAATCACAAGCAAAGGAAGTTTACACTTCGAATTGTCAGACGGTAGAATAGGTACAGTATCTGAGTCAGGTTATGTACGAGTTAATACCAAACAAGATAATTTTTATCACAGAAGACCGTTGTTCTATCAAATCAACAAGAAAACACCGTATGTAAATGAAAGAAATCCAGAGTGGATAAACTTCAAGCGTGAAACAATTCCAAATCACGTCGATAGAATTAAATTCTTGTACGCATTTAACCAAAAAAACTGTCAAGATGAAGTTAACGTGGGAGGAAATTAAAGACATCGCTAATCGCCTAGATGAAATAATAGGTGATAACTTCCACGACGCTATGTACAATGTTATATGGGAACGTGAGAGCGATGAAGAAGTAGCAGTTAGTGATGAAGATATACTAGCAATTAAAGAACAATTAAAAAGAATATTATAATGAAAGACTTAAATCAAATAGAAAAAAGACTAAAAAAATCTGCAGAAGAGGAACTAGAGCAGATAGTACAAGGCTTTGTAAAATCGTTAGAGTTTTTACAAGAAAAATACGGCGGCGGGTCATGGTTTGATCTATCTGAAGAAGTTGTAAGCCACTCACACCACTCGTCGTCATGTATGAATTTGTATAGATTTAAGAGCTCTATCTTAAAATCGGTACAAAAGTCTTACATTGAAGCAATGGTAGCTAAAAAATCAAAAGAATTAATAGATAAATTAGAATTAATATGAAAACGCAGTTGAAAGTAAACAGAATATCCGCTACGATGTTAAACAAACTATCAGACGTATGTGAATGGGAACTCGATGGTGATCATATCATAGAGGACGGAGATGAGTTTAGTGCTATACACACCGAACTTATGCACCGTGTAGTCAGCCGTATGTATCAAGATGTAAGCTTAGGTAAAAAGAAATACAAAAAAAATACGACACAAGCAGGATAATATATATGTAACAACAAAACAAGCACTTTGTGGGGCTCAGTACGGCAATGGTAGTATAAATTGTTAAGCTGACGAAGATCCTGGAATGGTGCGGAAACTAGGTATGGAGGATTTAGGATTGGGGTGTCCCCGGTCGCCGCGACTACCGACGGGTATGAGGTTCGATTCCTCACTAGTTACTAACAAATTAAATTAAACGATATGAGTGAAATTATTAAGAATTTTGAAGACGTAAGCTACAGTATAAGTACTGGCTTTTCAAAAGAACTAGGATTATTTACAGTAAAAGGAACTGTGTGGAGTCATACTATTCACAATGAACTAAAAGACACTTACGAGCACGAAATAAGCGATATAGAAATGTCTTACGAGATCAACGGTAAATACTGTAGATACGATGGCTTCAAAGAGTTATACGACAAGTTATACGGTATCAATTCTTTCAATAAGTTTGAAAAAGATACAATTGAGGAATTTAAAGAAGCATATCATGAACGAACACCTTATAGAAACAAATAATATGAGTAAATTAGAAAAATACAACGGTTGGAGCAATTACGCTACTTGGAAAATAAACACAGAGATACTTGGAAGCATAGACTTTGACTATATAGTACAACCATCAGAACTAAAAGAAATAGTTGAAGATTGCGTGTTCAGGAATCCAAATACATGCAACACACCTTACTTAGTAGAAGATTATGCAAGAGCGTTCCTGTCAGATGTAGACTACATAGAGTTAGCTACAACTTACAATAAAGATTACAAAAATAATACGATCACCGTATGATAATATATACGTAACAAATAAAAATAAAACAATGAATACATTACTACAAAAAATCAAACCTAAGTACATCAAAAAAATTAAATCAAGTGACTATTCTTTCACTTCAAGTAGATTGTTAGCAAAGCTAGAAAGCTCTACGTTTTACGGTGACTTGACTATCAGTGAGTTAAGTGATATATACGAAGTTTGTAATATAAATAAATTAAGAGTATCAGCTTGGGACATGAGGTTCGGAGATAACATTTTAATCAAAGAAGATGACTAAATACGAACTACATGACAGAGCAAGTAACAAAGCTTTCGCTAAAATGTCAATGCTAAAGATTGAGATTGAGCAGCTTTCATACGATATAAAGCATAAAATAACAGGTCCAATCACTATGTCTGAGTTAGAATTAATGCTAGAGGTAACAAAAAGAGAGCTGCAAGTGTGGCAATACATAACAGAATCAATAGAAAAATCAAATAAATAAAACTAAATTATGGAACAACAAGCATTAGAAAACAGAATTCAAACATTAGAAACAATGTTAACACAAGCTAAACAAGACTCAACTCAGATGAGTAAAGAGCTATCACTTGCAAAAATTGCGCTAGAAAAAATTAATCTACCTAAAATAACTAAGGAAACTGTAGATGAAATCAGAGAAGCTATTACCCAAACAATTAGCAACTATGAATTTGATAGATCGGACTCTTATTCTTATGAGTTAGAAATAGATTATGACAATAGAATACAGTTAAGTAATATTGAGTTTGACGCAGCTGATGACCTTGCTGAATATATATCAGATAGTGTTGAAGAGCTATTCAATATAGTTGAAGAGTAATTACAAAAATAATACGATACAGGTAAGATAATATATTAAAACAATAAACTAAAAACAAATAAAATGAAATACACAGTACGAGAATTACAGCAATTGTTGGCAGACCTAGAAACAATGGAACAAGTAGACGACATGGATACACTAGATCAATGGGAAGACTACAAAAATGATAATTGGCTAGAAGACATTTATGATGCATGTCGAGGCATAATAGAATCAATAGACGATCTTAACGAATACTATAACAGCTTATAACTATGAATTTACTTACACAAAACTCTAAACTAAAAAAGACATCTAAAATGCTTGGCGTACGCGTATTCAATTTCGGTATACCTGCATACAAGTCGGCGT